TGTCTGCACCTCTTGTTAGTCCTGATAGTGTATTCGTTCCTGTTGTATTTGTTGTATAAGCAATACGCTCACTGTCAATTAAAACTGTTCCTGTTGCAGGAAAAGATGCTGAGTCATCAAGAACAATACTTGATGAACCACTTGTTAAAGCTCCATCTAATGCATCAATAAGTTCTCCAGCAACTGTACCACCCCATAAACCTAAACCCCAACCAGCGGCTGAAGCTTCTGTAGCTGGTCCAATAGAATAAAAATGTTTAACTCTTACTCCTCCGGATGTACTGGCTCCCGATCCACTTTCGACTGATCCCATTTCAACGGTGATGGTTGTTGATGTGGGTACGGAGGTAACCATGAAATTCGTATCGTCAAAATCATCAGAATCAAAATTAGAATTGGTAGCAGAGCTAAAATTATCGCAACGTATAATATCAAACTTAGTGATATTATGAGCACTCGCAAATGTGATCGTAACTGTTGCATCGCTTTGTGTTGTTGTAAAAGCACTAGTTAAAGTTGTTGTACTTTTCAAAGGAGTTATATCATAAAAAGCTCCTCCAGAATAGACGTATAAAAATCGGTTTGTTCCTAGTGCAGCATACTTAATACCTGCTGAACTGACAAAATGGTGTAAGGCTGTGTTTCTTCCAGTAAGGGTGTTGTCTCCGAGCTGAGCCCAGCCACCTACTTTTTCAGGTGTGCCATATCTAAAACGAACAAAGTCACCACTGACCCATTGGTTTTCACCGCCGGTAGCCGTTACTTGTTTATTAAATCCTGGTGCGAATTTTACTTTTTGTAGCATACAAAATCTCTTTGTATTTAATTATACTAAAACGTAGGTAGGATCAACTATTTTGGTATACCCAACATAGGTCTTTTGTCAAAGATATACTCTTTACCAAATCTACCTTCGGCATCATTATAGTGTAAAAACGTCTGAACGCAAACGTTTCCTTCAAAAGCTTCTCTCCAGTGTTCTAACTCACAGCCGCTATAAACCAGCATATCACCTACTTTTAGGTCTACTCGCTCGCCTTGTGGTGCATTAGGTTTGACTACGGTTGTTGTTTCTCGGCCTGATAAAATATTATCCGCACCTGTTGGATCAAGGTAAATAGGCCATTCATTGCCTCCTAAATGCAAGGTCGTTGATATTTGACAGCTTGGTCGATCTTTGTGTCGGTGTAATATATCTCCTTTTTTATAAGCTCTGGTATAAGTGTACGTTGGTAATAGTTTTAATTCAGTATGTTTTTCCATAATTGGTAATACCTTCATCATTAAGGTTTCCATAAAGGTATCTCCATAGCAAGAAAAGGTATTAGGAATTTGTTTGTCATTCCATTTACCAAAGCCAGGAGTAAATTCAGATACATAATTATTTTTATGCATCCATTCTGTTGCATCTCTTTTCATAAGAAAATAATTAAAAGCAAAATTAGCTAACTCAAAAGAGATAGCATTTCGTATAATTAAATATTTATGTTCTTTAAACATATTCATCTATAATGTCTCCTTGAAACTGCGGATGATTAACCTGGTCTACCTCTCCATTTGCGTCTCTTCTTACCTCCACACGGTTAGGTAAATGAAAAAGCTTTTTTATCTCTGTATCTGTTTTTAAGACTTTTCCTTTTAAAGGAAATTGATCGGCTTTAAAATTAGTGATGATGGCTTTAACTTTTTTGATTCCTATTTCTCTAGCAACCGTCATTCGATTATTACCTACAATCGTATGAATTTTATCTTTATAAGGTTTACTTTGATACCAGCAATAAACAGGGTCTTTCATTCCTGCTTTTTTCATTGAATTAATTAAAGCCTCTCTAAACTTTCTTTCGCCTGCTTGATAAAACTCAGGCCTATACATAGAAGTAATATCATCAATAGGCAATTCTGTGTAAATCGTTTCTATCATCGTTGTAAAAAATTAAATGATACTGATATTCTAATATCATTACTTTCGTTGGGTTTGACTTCATGCCATAACCAAGCAGGAAACATAACTACAGTTCCAGCTTTAGGTTGATAATGTACTTCTCTCCATAATTGTGGTGGTAACTTTCCTTCTTTTCTATTAGGCATAGTACATTGTGCACCAGCCCTTGGTTCATAGAGCATTAGACTACCAGACTTTTCTGGTGCCTTAACCCAATACACTCCTGAGAATAAACTGTTGGGATGTAAATGGGGTCGATTAGAATTACCAGGGTAATTAATGTTTGCCCACATATTTCCTAGTACAGGTTTTTGTGTTAGAAATTCTTTCTTAAATATTTCTTTTTGCATAGCAAAGAGTTCTTTCGTCAATACATTGTACTCTTCTTTTCGATTCATGTCGGTTGTGCTATGCCAGCCACCTGCATTTGTCTTTGACACCCCTTTATCCTGCTGACTCCATTGTATAATTTTTTGCTCTAAGTATTGATTAAGTTCTACAGCATTAGGAATTTCTTGTATATAAACAGGTGTTGGAAAATGATACTCCGTAATCATTTAAACGAAGGACCTCCAAACCACATCACTAAAGATTTTCTCTCACCTTTGGTTACTGGTTTTACTCGGTGTTGTAACCAACTTGCAAAAAAGATAGCTTGCCCTTGTTTAAGTTTAGCGGTTTTACCGTCACTCATAAATTCTAATTCTCCACCTTCAAAGGTAGATGGATCAGATAATAAAAGCGTCATCGATATTTTACGAACGGGAGGTTGATGTTTTCCTAATACATCATTATCCATGTGCCATTCATAAAATCCACCTTCAAGGTAATGTGTAAATTGTCCAGGTTCTGTTAATCTCATGCCATCAAAACCAAAATGATTACCATTTGCCTTGAGCATCGTAGTTTCAATATCTCGATACATCTCTGGCATATCTTTAAAAGGTATCCAACTGATCGTAGTAATTCTTTTTTTAGTATCAACACCGCTTCCTTTAGGATTACCCATGCCCACAGCGGCTGTTTCTTTTTTTAAACTCATGCCTTTATCAATCACCATCTGACATTGCTTGGGTGTAAAAATAGGTCCTAGTGTTTCAACGATATAACTTTTCCAAAGTGGTTCTGTTGGGTTCATCCTGCCGTCCTTGTTGCTACGGGATTATAATCGACATCCATGTTAGCTGCAAGAGTACGTCTTACTGCGTTGGGATTCGTATGGGGATAAACACAATGTCTCATGTCGTAAGGAAAAATATAAAAATCTCTTTCTTCTGTGTTTGGTGAATAGTCTGATTTAACAAATTGTCCATTAGCTGCTCCAAGAATAGAAAGTCTACCATTCATGGGTACATCTTCTCTTGCATATTCAGGTCCCGTGTCTTTTGGAAGTTTTAACATCATTACAGATGACAGTCCTGTATAAATGGTTCCTTGATGAATGTGAATAGGATTGTATTCTCCTGCTATCATTTCATTAATCCATATGGAATTTAAACTAAGTTTATACGGACTAATTTTATTAAACTCTAAGTAGTGTTTAAAGACACTTTCGAACCAGTTTAAAACATAAGGAGGAAGCATATTATGCTTGTGCATTTTATTATTAGGTGCTCCACCATAAAACAATGAATTTTCTTTTTCTATTTTACCCACTAATTGTTTGTGAGCATCTGGCATATCCTTAAAATTATTTTCATAGATTTTATTAATGGTGATAAAAATATCTAAAGGAACTTGATACTTTAAAATGGTTTGTCCTAACCAAATAAATTTAAATTTAAGATTGTTTTCCGTAGATAGGTGTTTCACTGATAGCCTTTTTTGGTTCATGACCAAGAGCTTTTCTTTCCTCTTCAATTCTTTCAATAGACTGTAATTGTCCTAAAACATTGAAGACTTCAGGTTGTGAAGATCCTGGTGTTAATGTGTTTTTTCTATTCTTCATTATTTTTTTATAAGATAATAGTTGGTGAGTATCCACGTTTTTATCATCAAACGTTCCATCATTATAAATCTTTTTAAAATTAGACCACTCTGTAACTTCTCTCATACGGTGAGCAGCTACAAGTTGCATGGTTGCTTTACTATAAATCTTTTGATCTATTTCAACTTGAATAAGTTCTTTTTTAAATTCGTCTTTTTCTTCTTCTAACTCTTTTTCTTTTTGTTTAATTTCAATATCATTTTTACGAGCATCAAAAGATAGCTGCATTAAGTTTTCCATATGTGTATTTTGTTCTCTTACACATTGCCAATACTTAGCAGCATTGGTTGGATACTTAGCATCGTTTAGCACAGAAAATTCCATTTCAGTTTTAGTACGAAACATTTGTTTCTTCGTCCACGTATCTCTTAACTCGTTTGTTAATTCCTTAAACTTTATAACTTGTTCAGGATCTAATATTTCATGAAGATGAGTTTCTTCTTTTACAATAAGTTCGTGTATGTTTCTTTTCTCTTTCATATAGTGCTTTTATACTTGTTTTTTAAATATTAGTCAAATGCTATGGTTTCTACAGCTGTTGCAAAAGAGTATTCTTCTGTATTTGTCATAGCTGGTTGCCCACTCATAACTACTGCTAAAACTGATGTTCCAGCACCTTTTAAAGCAGTTCTTCCAGTTCCCATGGTAGCATCTTCAGACCACGCAGTACCATTCCATACTTCTGTTTTGTCAGTGCCCCCAGTGCCGCCAGCGAGTAAAACAGCTGTAGCTGTTGGTCCAGCGTTTCCTGTTCCCATTCTTGCCGTGTTTAAAGCCGCAACTTCAGTCCAAGATGAACCATCCCATTCTTCTGTTGAATCGCTGGGCTGACCTCCAAAAGCTAAAGCAGCAGTTGATGTTCCTGCTCCTCCAAGATTTGCTCTAGCTGTATTTACATCTCCAACTTCAGTCCATGACGCTCCATTCCATTTTTCTACTAAAGCACTAGTATATCCCGCAATAGCTAAACCTGCTGTACTAGTTCCACATCCTGCAACTTCTCTTCTTTCTGAATTTACATCTGCTATTTCAGTCCAGCCTGTTCCATTCCAAGATTCAACAACAGCAACATGAACACCAGGTCTGCTTGATCCTGAAGCCATTATTGAGGCAGCGGCAGTTCCAAAAGAAGCACTATTTGATCTTCCTGTATTTATATCTCCAACCTCTGTCCAGTTGGTTCCATCATATTCTTCAGTTAATCTACTTCTTACAGGACCAACGGGTGGATAACCTCCAAAAAGTATAGCAGCACTTTGTGTACCATTTTTGGAAGAACCACAGTGTGCTCTACCTGTGTTTATAGCATTTCCAGATGCCCAAGAACCTGCCGCAGCATACATTTTAAGTTTAGCTGCAAAAGCATTATACCAAACATCGCCTTCGATTGCTGTCGCATCGGAATCTCGGTATTGAATGTTAACTCCGTGTATTTCTTTATAAGTTGCCATTAAATTCCTTTAGGGAAGTGTTATCGTTATAGGTTTAGGGCCCAATCTTGCAATCTTTTCTGCTGAAGATTCGCCGTCTTCATTGTCTCCGTCCCAAGTATCTTTAGCAGCATCAATAATATCTGTAACAATAGTTTGTGCTTGTGATTTTGTTTTAACGGATCCACTGTTTCTTGCAACCCAATCTCTTGATTCAGGTATATCATCACATACCCACACATTGCCTGGTTGACCACTTATCCAAAACTTTCTACTATCCGTATGAGTAATAAATCCTTTACCAGAATTTTCTACTACACAATAATTAAAAAAACCTTTATCTGTTGCCATATAAATCTCCTAAGGAATGGTTACATCTCCTGGTTTAGCACCCAGTCTTATAATTTTTTCTGCTGATGATTCTCCTTCAACGTTGTTATCATCCCATGCATCTTGCAAAGCATCCACTGCTGCGGTTACAAGAGTTTGTGCTTGATCTTTAGTTTTAGATACACCATTATTTCTTGCCACCCAATGTCTTGATTCTCTTACATCAGTTGCAACCCATACATTAGCGGGAAAACTTTTTATCCAAAAAGCTCTGCTGTCTTCATGTGTAATAAAGCCTTTACCTGTATTGGGCATTACGCTGTAGTTATAGATATCATTTGCCATAATTTATTTATATTTGTTTAACCTTCATTTGTCTAGTCTGTTATTACTTTGATGTTTTGTGGTAATAACCATTCTTCTGTGGTTACGGAACCACCTACTCCTGGATTTGAACCCCCCGCAAGAACACCTGAACCTACTGAACCAGTAGCACTTCCATTATATCTAGCTCCTGACATATTGGCTACCTCAGTCCAAGTTGCTCCGTCCCATTGTTCAGTTAGTCCATAATAAGTTGGATGATCTCTACCTCCTGCTACAACTCCAGAAGCACTAGTATCACCCATTCCCATTCTACCTTCTGCTTCTTCATTTAAAGTAGCTTCTGCCGTCCAAGAAGTACCATTCCAAGATTCAGATTTATCAGTTTCTCCAGAACCAGGATGTCCACCTGCAGCAATCGCTGAAGTAGAAGTTCCAAACCCACAAACTTGAGTTCTACCCTCATTTAAGTTGCCTACCTCTGTCCAAGCAGTTCCATTCCATAATTCGTTCTGTACTTTCTGATCTCCAAAAGGAGATCCTTCTCCTCCAAAAAATATTGCCGCTGTGTTTGTTTTTCCAGCACTACCTGCCTGAACTCGAGCTACATTTACATCTCCGACTTCTGTCCAAGCAGTTCCATTCCAAGATTCCACTTCAGCGCCCGTACTACCTGACACACTTAAAGCTGCAGTTTGAGTTCCAGCTCCTGCATTGTGGTGTCTACCAGTATTTATATTCGCACCTTCAGTCCAACTTGAACCATCATAACTTTCTACATTTACTCCCGCAGGATAATGACCAGCAATTATTGCCGCAGTTCCTGTCCCAGCCATAGCTTGTTGTGCTCTAGTAGAATTCATATCTCCACCTGATGCCCATGCACCAGCAGCGAGAGTCGATGAAAAAGAAAATTCTTCTGTGGCGTTAGAATTTGGAGGGTTAGCTCCTCCACCAACAGCAATAGCGGATGGTCCTGCTGCACCAGCACCAGCCAGATATATTCTTCCTGTGCTTAAATCAGTGGAATTTATCCAAGACGAACCATCCCACAGCTCTGTTTTTCCTGAAGCAGGAGCTCCACCAAAACGAGCAGCGTTTGTTTGAGTTCCTGATCCAGATCCTGCCGATACTGAATTATTTAAATCTCCTACTTCTGTCCATGATGAACCATCCCATGTTTCTGTTAAAGCTTGTGCTGTAGGAGGAGGTGTCTCTCCAGCAAAAACAAGGCTCGCAGTTGTACTTCCTTTTCCTGCCACTCCGATATTATATCGTCCTGTGTTTAAATCTGCAACTTCTGTCCAACTTGTACCATCCCAAGTTTCTGTTTCAGTTAGTCTTGTTCCTCCAGAAACGATTCCAGCAGTACTTATTCCTGCTCCACCAAAGTGTACAGTCGCTGTATTTAAATCTGCAACTTCCGTCCACGCTGTGCCATTCCATTTTTCACAAACGGCTAATGAACCTCCATCTGCATTTGCACCGCCCACATAAACTGCTGCGGTGCTTGTTCCAAATTCTGCTCCTGTTCTTCTAACAGTATTTAAATCTCCAACTTCCGTCCAGCTTGAACCATCGTATAATTCATTAATTCCTACAGGAGCGTTTCCGTAAGCAGTCGTTTGTCCTGCTGTTATTAAAGTCGCTGTATTAGTTCCACATCCTTTAACTTGCGTTCTAGCTGTATTTATGTTTGCACCTGATGCCCATACGGCAGCAGCTTTAACAATCGTCTTGTAATCATTAGACGTGGTATTAAACCAAATCTGTCCTTCACCTTCAGCGGTGTCCAAGTCGCTAGCGACATGTAAAAGTGTTTTTCCGTGTATTGCTTTGTATGTTGTCATAATTAACTTGATGTAAATGTTACTGCTGCTGCCGCAGGTCCTGTCCATTCTGATACAGTAGCACTATTTCCTCCTGGTGCGTAGCCACCTACGCTTAGTCCAGCCGCTGCTGTTCCTGCACCTTCATTTCCATAAGAAGTTAAAGGATTATTAGTTGTTTCTGACCAACTTGAACCATCCCATTCTTCACATAAAGCTGATGCAGGGTTTCCACAAGAATAAACACATCCAGCTTGTGTTCCATGCATTCCTCCATTTGCTCTGGCAGTATTTAAATCTCCTACTTCTGTCCACGCTGAACCGTTCCAAGATTCTACAACATCTTGTACAGCTCCTGGACTTGTTAATATTCCACCTGCAATTAAAGCGGCAGTTGTAGTTCCTACTCCTTCTACTTGTGCTCTTGTTGTATTAATTGATGCAGGGCTATTGGACCAGGTTGATCCATTAAAAGTTTCTCCTGAAGCTAAATCAGTTGCTGGCATTGTTTTACCCGCCACAGCAAAAGATGCAGTTTGTGTTCCAAGACCTGCTAAATAAGCTCTAGCAATATTCATTGCTCCACTAGCCGTCCATGCTGTGCCATTCCATTCTTCTGTTTGTTTTGATGGTGAAGTTTGTCCACCAAATTTGACACCAGCTGATACTGTTCCACATCCTGCGGCATCATTATTACCTGTATTAATATCTCCAACTTCTGTCCAACTAGAACCATCATATTGCTCAACCACTTCTGCAACATTGTCTGGACCTCCATAACCACCCGCTGCTAATGCTGCTGTTTGAGTTCCGAAAGCAGCCAAAGCAGATCTAGCTGTACTTAAATTTCCACCTGAAGCCCACGATCCTGCGGCTAATTTAGATCCCTGTATTTTTTTAGCAACACTATCATACCAAATTAATCCAGTAGCTAAAGTACTAGGATCACCAGCCACCGTTTGAATAGTATGCCCTTTAATCGCTTTATAATCAGCCATGGTCTATTTATCCTTTAATAGCCAGCCCTGAGTACTATCTGTAAATACCAATGTAAAGCCCGCT